GAAGAAAGAACAGATTGAAAGTGTAATCAAAACGTTAGAAAAATGAGGAGGTGGAAGGGTGATACCAAAGTTTAGAGCGTGGTTGAAGAAAGAACAGAAAATGGATAATGAAATTGACCACATCAGTTGGCTAGAGGATGAGTTATATTGCATTGGGGATGGAATTACTTACATGGTTTTAGCAGAAGATTTAGTACTCATGCAATCAACAGGACTTAAAGATAAGAACGGTCAAGAAATCTTTGAGGGGGATATAATCCAAACAAGCGCTTTCGCTTGTATAGTAGGTTTTGGTGAGTATACTTACATTGGCGATAGAAACACCCTAGAAACAGAAATTGGATTTTACTTATCATTTTTGAACATCAAACCAGCAACTTATGCGCCTTTTGATAAGTATTATTGGGATAATTGCGAAGTGATAGGAAATATTCATGAAAATGAATTAGATTTGATAATGTATGAAGTTTCAAAATTCAACAAGGAGATAGAAGATGAAACCTAAAAAATATCCGTATTTAGGAACTACAAAAGCAAAAGAAACAACTAAAAAGGAAAAGTTAGAACTTGTGGCGTTTCCAAACATAGCTATCAGAAAAGATTTGCTTAGACATATCTACACGGTTGTCAAAAACCATGACAATACAACTATCATTTATTTAAGAATTTATAAAATTTTTGGAGCGTATGAAGAACAAGAATTTAAAATCAATCTAAGCTACGAGGAAACTCTAAGGATTTTGAATTTTGAGGTGTAAGGATGAACATTGAAAATCTAAAGAAAGCAGAAGAAATTAGAGTGCAAATTGAAGAGTTGGAACGGTTTATTTCTTGGAAGCCTACATCACTCGAAAAGATGTTACTAATTAAAGAAAAAAGCAATAAAAACAAATTCAGACTAATTATTGAAACATATTTCTTTATGAGTGAACCTAATCGAATGTATATTACATCAGAAATTTTGTCAGATGCAATCAAAAAAGCGTTGCAACAAACTATTGACGATTTAAAGGCGCAATTAGTTCATTTAGGAGTGGAAGTAGAATGAAACGTTTTTTAATTGGCTATTGCCTATTATCAACTTGCTTGTTATTCATGCAACGTGAAGCACAAAAACCCTTGCTAGTCTATCATGCTGATAGTAAATACGCTATCACTGGCAAGGTTACAGATAAGAAAAAAATCGGAAATCTATTCACTATCACGGTCAACGGTAACGTGTTCGTGGTGAGTGAACAGAAATATAATGATACAGAAATTGGAGAAGAGGTAACACTATGAATTACAAAGTAAGAGTCAACGGTAAATTAATTGAATACGGTGCACTAGTTGAAAAATCACGTTTTTCAGACGAAGAATGGTCTGCTATTTATGCAGAGATTGTAGAAGAAAATTACCCAGAAATTTTTAAAAAAAGAAAATCGGATACTGCATTTATTGACACGCTTGGTGCTTTGACTTCACTAGAAGAACGATATGAAGCATTACTAGAGCTACTGCCACAAGATCAATTCTCTCGCGCTGGCACTCATCCGAAATGGGTAGCAGATGCAGTAGCAGAAAATACTTTGAACAAAGATGATACACGATACGACATGTTTGTTTTAATTGAACGATGCGAAACTCTAAAAGAGTTGAAGAACGAGCTGACAGAGTATTTTGAGTTGGAAGAATTGTAGGAAACGAGGTAGAAATATGATGAAAAAATTATTCGCTACAATTTTAATTAGTTTGTCTTTTGTTAGTCTTGTAGGATGTGGAAATAAAGACATTTTAGGAACAACCTTTACTTTCAAATATGCAAAAGTAAAATTAGTTGACGGGCAAATTGCCGAAGGTAAGGTTGCGCAATGGGCGAAATATGACCAACAAGATAGCATTCGAGTTACTTTTGAAAACGGAGAGGTGTATTACACTCACTCAAGCAATGTAACCTTGTATAACAAATAGAAAGGAGCAATTATGACAACAAACATGGAACTTTTAGCACACAGAGTTGAGCAATGGGCGAAAGAGCGAGGTTTAGATAACCCTAACAATAGCACGGCGCAAGCGTTGAAATTATTTGAAGAAGCGGGCGAACTTGCACAAGCGCATTTGAAAGAACGTGAGAAAGATGGTAAAGATGCGGTAGGTGATATTTTGGTGGTGTTAACGATTTACTGCCAACAGAAAGGCTGGTCTATTGCTGAATGTTTCCAGCTTGCTTATGATGAAATCAAGAACCGAAAAGGAAAAATGGTTAACGGTTCATTTGTTAAGAGGGAGGATTTAGAATGAACTACGAGCAAAGATTAAATGATAATCAACGGAAACGATTTGCATTCATGTTGAAGCAAAAGCGAAAAGATAAGAAACTATCTCAAGATGAATTAGGGGATATTTTAGGATATTCCCAAGCAAGTATTCAACGTTGGGAAGCTTGCAAGATAAGTCCTAAATTGTACCAAGCGGAAGATGTAGCAACGTACTTCAATCTTCCTTTGAATGTTTTAATCGGAGAGTGAGAGTGCAATTAAGAAAAGAATTGAAGAAACTAAAAATTAAAAATATCAAAATACGGTCAATTCATAGAGAGATACAAGATTTAAGAACTGGAATTGTAAAAGGACAGTCATTTAACGGGATGCCCAAAACTCCAAGCAATGATAATCGCACAGAAGATTTAAATATAAAAATCACAGATAAGATAGACGAGTTATACAAACAGATAGATCATGAACAAAAAGAACAAGAAGTTTTGACACGAGCGATTGAGTCATTAGAAGACCCTATTGAGAATATCGTGATGCGCTTATTGTATATCAACGGTCTAAGCTGGAGTGAAACAGAAAGAGAATTAAATTGTAGCCCTGCAACTATCCAACGTGCTAGAGATAGGGCAGTTGCAAACATATCTAAAATCTTTGATAATAACGATAGTATTTGATAGTTTTAAAGTGGTATTATGTTAGTATCAGCAAAGCGGTAAGCATGGCTGATAGACTCCTATATATTTTTCGGTGTTAGGAAAGTATTCATTGTTGATTTTCCTTTGCGTTTTTTAATTTTATAGTTTATATATCTCTAAACTTCCTAACACCGTTTTTTAATTAGTTACTCCATTTGTCAGCTTTTAGCTGACTTTTTTGTTTGTAGAAAAGAGGTGGTGGAAAGTGGGAATGACTGAAAAACAAAAGGTATTCGCAGACGAGTACATCATTTGTTTGAATGCTACACAGGCTTATAAGAAGGCTTATCCGAATGTTAAGAAAGATGATGTTGCAAGAGCGAATGGAAGTAGATTGCTTGCAAAAGCTAACGTAAAAGCTTATATAGACGAGCAACTAGAAAAACTAAAGTCTGAACGTGTAGCAGACCAACAAGAAGTGCTTGAATTTTTAACGGCAGTCATGCGTGGAGAAATCACAGAGCCTTTATTGGTGCTTGATGGGGACGGTTATCAAAAAGTTATGGATGCTAAACCGAACGTATCAACAAGAAAGAGCGCCGCGGTTGACCTTGGGAAACGGTACGGCTTGTTTGTGGATAGGCAAGAAATCACTCAAAAAACTATTGATATAAAAGTAGGCGATTGGGATGATAACGAAGAATAAACCAAAAATCAATATCATTATTGACTATCCAAGCCGTGTTTTTAATAAACATATTTTTGATAAGCTATATGACTATTCAACCTTTACCGAGGTTCACTATGGCGGTGCTTCGAGTGGCAAAAGTCACGGAGTGATACAGAAGGTAGTCTTTAAGGCTTGTCAAGACTGGAAGCATCCAAGAAAAGTATTGTTTCTTAGAAAAGTAGGCTCAACGGTTTATGATTCAATTTTTGAAGATGTGAAACAATGCTTGGATAAATGGCAGTTACTTGATAAGTGCAAGGTCAATAACTCAGCATATCGGATTGAACTACCTAATGGCGCACAGTTTATTTTCAAGGGTTTAGACAACCCTGAAAAAATCAAGTCTATCAAAGGCATATCAGACGTAGTTATGGAAGAAGCTTCCGAGTTCACGCTGGACGATTACACACAATTGACTTTGCGTTTGCGGGACAAGAAACACTTGAATAAGCAAATATTCTTGATGTTTAACCCCGTATCGAAAGTGAACTGGACTTACAACGCCTTTTTTGTTAAGAAACCAAAAAATACAGTTGTTTATCATACGTCATATAAAGATAATCGCTTTTTAGATCAAGTCACTATCGAGAATATCGAAGAACTAGCAAATAGGAATGAAGCGTATTATAAAATTTACGCTTTAGGAGAGTTTGCGACACTTGATAAACTGATTTTTCCAAAGTTTGAAAAGCGATTACTAAATAAGAGCGAGTGGGAACACTTACCCGCTTATTTTGGTCTTGACTATGGATTTATCAATGACCCGTCAGCATTACTTCATGTTCGGGTAGATGACGAAAACAAGCGTTTATATGTCGTTGATGAATTCGTGAGAAAAGGCTTGACAAATGACAAGATAGCAGAAGCAATCAAGGCGCTTGGATATGCTAAAGAGCAGATACGGGCTGATAGCGCTGAAAAGAAATCAAATCAAGAATTAAGAAATCTTGGTATTCCACGAGTTATTGACGTTCAAAAGGGCGCTGGCTCAGTTATGCAAGGCATACAATACTTACTTCAGTATGAATGGATAGTAGATGAAAGGTGTGTCAAGTTGATTGAAGAACTAGAAAATTATACTTGGAAGAAAGACAGAAAGACAAACGAATACATCAACGAACCAGTTGATAGCTATAATCACTGTATAGATGCTATACGCTACGCATTGCAAGATAGGATTTATCAAGCTAAGAAAGAAATTGACGTTGATAGAACAATTAGCAAAATCAATAAAATGTTCAGGAGGTAGAGAGTGGACAAAGTAAATGAATTTGAACATGGTATAGACACAGTAAATAAATCAAGGTCTGACAGTCTATACTTTGGCAGTATTTCAAACGAGCAATTCAGATATGCTTCAAGTGATGAATTACTGAATACGGATAACGGCAAGAAAGTCTTTAGAGGGATGATAGAAGCGTTTTTTAATAGCCAACAAAAGCGCTTGAAAGTGTTATCTTCGTATGCTAAAGGTGACAATTATAGTATCTTGTCAGGAAACAGACGACTAGACAACGAAAAAGCAGATTATAGAGTACGGCACAAGTGGGGCGGTTATATTTCTAGTTTTGCTACTAATTATGTTATCGGAAATCCCGTTTCTATCGGTATTCTTGAGGGAGCGGACGAAAAGCAACTTGAAACTATCCAAGAAATTGAATGGAACAATGACATCAACGCTTTAAACGGAGATTTAGCCCTTGATGCTTCAATCTATGGCCGTGCTTTTGAATATCATTTTAGAGATAAAGACGGAGCGGACAGGGTTGTATTGATTAACCCGCTTGAAATGTTTGTTGTTCGTGATCTAACAGTAGAACAGAATATTATTCTAGCCGTTCATCTTCCAGTATTCGCTGATAAAGTGAATATGACGGTTTATACGAAAGACCAAGTTATTACTTTCAAGCCTTATTCAACAAATGCAGTACGCTTAATTGTTGATACAATCACGAAGCACGAATATAAGGATGTTCCAGTTGTTGAATGGTGGAATAATCGCTATCGAATGGGTGACTTTGAAAGTGAAATATCTTTGATAGATGCCTATGATGCTGGACAATCAGACACAGCCAATTATATGTCAGACTTGAATGATGCAATGCTTCTTATCAAGGGTGACCTTGATGCGCTAGGTTTATCAGCAAGTGATATTGCCAAAATGAAAGATGCTAACACGTTATTACTTCAAACTGGTATTAGCGCAAATGGACAACAAACAAGCGCAGATGCTGGATATATCTACAAGCAATATGACGTGCAAGGAACGGAAGCATACAAGAATAGACTAGCAAATGACATTCACAGATTTAGCCGTATTCCTAACCTTGAAGATGATAGATTTAACGCTACATCATCAGGTATTGCACTTCTTTATAAAATGATTGGCCTTGAGCAAGTCAGAAAAAATAAAGAAACATACTTTACTAAGGCTTTGCGTAGAAGATATGAACTAATCAGCAACATTCACAAGGCTATTAATAAGCCTTCAATCGAAGCTAGCAAGCTGACCTTTACTTTCCATCCGAATATTCCACAAGACGTTTGGAATGAAATTAAAGCGTATATAGAAGCTGGCGGAGTGGTATCGCAAGAAACTTTGATGAACAATGCAAGTTTCACGGACTACAAGACAGAACAATCACGCATTTTGAAAGAGTCCGGAGCAAGTGATAATGAAATCATGCAGTTAGTAGGTGGCATGAATGAGCAAGAAAGCTGATAACCGACTATATAACGCTGAACGTAAGGCGCAAGCTGAACTAATCAAGCGTGATTTAGACCGTGATAGACTGATAACGCAGTTATATCAAGAAAGCTATGACAGACTGCAAGCGCAGATAGATAAGTTTTATCTTGGGTATGCTGGACGTGAGGGTTTAACAAAGCAAGAAGCTATGAAGCGTGCTTCTGAATTTGACGTTACCAAGTTTGCAGATAAGGCAAGAAAGGCTGTTAAAGAGAAAGATTTCAGTCACAAAACTAATTCTTGGTTACGAGTTTATAACTTGAAGATGAAAGTCAGTCGCTTGGAACTTTTGAAAGCTGAGTTAGGGCTTGAGATTAACAGTTTGACAAGTAACCTTGAAGAAGTATTTGACAAGGCTCGTAGAAGCGAATATTTAGCCGAATTTAAGCGACAAGCGGGCATCTTGGGTATTTCTTCAAGTGGAGCGAAAAAGCGCTTAGATTCGATTTTAGACGCTGATTTCTACGGACAAAACTTTTCTAGTCGTGTTTGGGGTAAAACCGGACTTCAGCCATTGCTTCAAAGGGATGTATTCGCTTCTTTAAATCGTATCTATACAGACATGAACGGTTATCAAAAAGAAATGAAATTGCTTGCTAACAAGTATGGTACAAGTGAGTATAATGCTAAACGGTTGATTAAAACTGAGATAGCAAGGATAAACTCAGATACAGACCACGCTATGTTACAAGATAACGGCTTTACTCACATGATTTTTGTTGCAGAAAGTGGCGCTTGTGATATTTGCAAGCCGTTAGATAATACAGCGGTACCGATTGACAAGGTTGAAAAAGGCGTAAATATGTTCCCAATGCATCCGAATTGCAGATGTTCAGCTTATGGACATATTGAAATGAAGTACAAAGACGGAAGAAGTACCTTAAACGATTTTAAATTAAACAAAGAGGATTAAAAAATGCCAAAGTTGTTAAATAAAAATAAAATTAAAAATAAAATTATCCCAAAACACCCTTTGATAGTAGCGCATGAAAAAATGGCAAAATCAATAGCAGAGGGATTGAAAAAAGGTATCGAAAAATGAAAGTAAAAGAACTTGCTGAATTTGTGGAAGAAGGAACTTATTCAATGTAACTCAGGAAGGAAAATGGCTGGATGGCGAACATTCGGTAGATTTTTTAAATTGTGAACTAGAAATAAAGAATATTTCCGTTTCTGCTTGTTCAACTATGATTATTGAAACTTAACAAAAGGTTGGATTTAAAATCCAAGCTTTTTTATATTGTCCAAACCGTGCTTATGACATTAAAAGACGCATGAGTTCGAGGGGGTTGCTCGTAAAAGCGTAGAGAAAGGAGCCAAACATGGCAGAAGAACAAACACAGACAGTTGATACTCAAGTTCAGGACACTACGGTTGAGGAACAAGCTAGCAATCCTAATCAAGAACCTGAAAAGACGGTATCAGTTGCAGAGATGCAAAGACGACTTGAGCAAGCAGAGAAAAAGCACGCTCAATCAACACAAGAAGCTATTGCTAAAGCTTTGGAAAAGTACAAAGCAGAAACGGAATTATCAGGTAAAGAACTTGAAGAATATCGCAGAAAAGAAGCTGAAGCAGAAAAGCAATCACTACTTGACAAAATCGCTGGTCTTGAGAAAGAACAAACCAAGCGAGAATTGACAGATGAAGCTATTAAAACTCTATCAAGTCGTAAGTTGCCTGTAAATGAACGTGTCCTTGCTTTTGTCGTAAAAGACACGGCAGACGGCACACTTCAAGCTATTTCAGACTTTGAAAGCATTATTAGTGAAATCAAGTCTGAATACACACAATCAGAACCGCCCGCAGTAAGTACGGCTTTTGGTGGTTCTAAGACACAATCAAGCGGAGAAATCTTCCGCAATTCAAGAATTATCTAAAGGAGATTTTATAAATGACAGTACAAACTTTTAACCCTGCTAAAGTCCTTGTTTCACAAAAACCGGACGGAACTCTTCACAAAGAATTTACTGATATTATCATGAAAGAAGTTGCTCAAAATTCTATCGTAATGCAACTTGGTAAGTATCATGAAATGGACGGCAAACAAGAAAAAACAGTCCACGTTCAAACAGACGGCGTTTCAGCTTACTGGGTAAATGAAACAGAAACCATCAAGACTGACAAGCCTGAAATCGTACCAGTTACGCTTCGTGCGCATAAACTCGGTATCATTCTTCTTGCTTCTCGTGAAGCGCTCAACTACACTTGGGAAAAATTCTTTGAAGACATGAAACCACAAATTGTTGAAGCGTTCTATACAAAAATCGACGAAGCTGGACTTCTTGGACATGAAACACCATTTGCGAACTCAGTTGCTAAAGCTGCTAAAGATGCAAGCAAAGTCATTGGCGGTCCAGTAACTTATGAAAACATCTTGAAACTTGAAGACAAACTTTTGGACGACGACATCGAAATTAACGCTTTTGTATCTCGTGTTTCTAACCGTTCAGCGCTTCGTGATGCTCGTGACGGAGACAAGAAAACAATTTACGACAAAGACACAAACAAACTTGACGGAACAGTTGTAGTTGACATGAAATCTAAACAATTCAAAAAAGGCGATTTGATTGCTGGGGACTTCGACAACCTTATCTATGGTGTCCCTTATAACATCAACTACAAGATTTCAGAAGAAGGTCAAATCACGACTGTTAAGAATGCAGACGGTACTCCAGTAAACCTATTTGAACAAGAAATGATTGCTATCCGTTGCACAATGGACATCGCAGTTATGATTACTAAGACAAACGCATTTGCTAAGTTGACAGATGCAACAAATGTCTAATTTTGAAAGGGGGTATTAAATGGCTTATATCGTAACAGAAAATATCATTGATACCAAAGACAACAACCGACTTTACGAGAAAGGCGAGGTTTATCCTCGCTTTGACTTGAATGTGTCAGATGCACGCATTAGAGCGCTTTTGAAAAAGGGCGTTATTGAGTCAGACGGGACGCAAGGCGACATTGTTTTGCCTAAAACTGAACCCGTTGAAGAAATCGAAGAAGAAGCGGGAGAATAAGCATGGATAATGCTCAACTTGCTAAAATCAAGCGTCGGTTGGGTATTGCTCAAGCCGACACTAAAGAAAATGACTTGTTAAATGATTTAGTTGAAGATGCTGAAAGCTACTTCAAATCACTTACTGGTTCGGTATATATCGAAAGTAAGTATAATTTCATGATTGAGAACGTTGTTTATAAACTATACGGGCGAAAAGGTTCGGAAGGTGTTTCTACTGAAACAGTTGACGGATATTCAGTAACTTATCAAGACTACGACAACTTATTCAAGCCTTATATGGCTATTTTGAATAAAGATTTTGGTCTTGACGGTTCACAACGTCAACGAGGAAAGGTATTCTTTCTATGAAGACACCTCACAGAATAACGCTCGTAAGAGGTAAAAGCGTTGCAAAGTACAATCCAGCAACAGATACTTACGAGAACCAAGCTGAACAGACCGAAGTAGTACCATGTTTTGTGAATTCTATTCAGAAAGCAAAAGTTTTTGAATTATACGGCAATCGTTTAGATGTCGTCATGATATGCAGATTTCAGCAAGAGCAAGAACCGTTCTTGTATGCAATCTATGACGGGTTCAGATATGAACAGATTGACACCGTAGAAGCTTCAAAATGCTCTGTACGGCTCAAAAGGACGGTAAGGGTATAAATGGGCGTAAATATAGAATGGCATGGCTTAGAGAAGCTAACAAGCACGATTTACAATGCACACCCTAAAGCCGTTGAGCAATCTATACAAGTAGTCAAAAATAAAGGCGAAAAAGGAAAGAAAGTTGCTCGTGATCTAGCGCCAGAAGATACTGGATTTTTGAAAAAACATATCAACGTGACTTATCACGGTATGGAAGCATGGATAACAGGAAGTGCATCTTATACAGGTTATCAAGAATACGGTACTCGTTTTATGGCTGGTAAACCGCACTTTAGACCTATGTTAGAGCAGATATTACCCGAATTTCAAAAGGATATGACGGATGTTATGAAAGGAGTATTTAAATGACACCAAACCACGATTTGTTTAGGAAGTTATTTGCTCTTTCCGATTTAAGAGTAGATACTTATGATTATCTACCCAATGCAGATGCACAATATCCGTTTGTATATATCGGAGAATATAATGGCTCTGACACGCCTAATAATGACTTGTATGGCACAGTAAGGCAAACAGTACATATTTACGGTACACGGAAGAATAGAAGCAAAATAGACAACGTTTCAGCCTATCTTGAAAATACAGTTAAGTATTTCAAAGAGGGGTATGAATATAATTTCAATCATTTAACAACAGATAAACAAGTTATTGCAGATAATACAGACGTCCAGCCTTTACTTCATATTGTGCTGGACTTTACTTTTAGTTATACAAAAAAGGAGAAATAATAAATGGCAGATTTAATTTTGGGGAAAGACGTTATCGCCTTTTTCCGTCGTTATAAAGACCGTACGAAACAAGATGCGGGCAAGGTACGCTTCCAATCTGAACTTTCTATCAAGTCAGAAAAGAACGTAGAAAGCACGAAAACTAAAGACGGTGTCGTTAACTCAATCTCAGACGGAGAAACAAGCGGAGAGTTCAAATCGCTTGCTTACCGTGAAGACGGCGATACCGTCAATATGTGGAAAGAAATGCGCAAGTGGTTTAAAGCTGGCGATAAAATTGAATGCTGGATCGTTGACCTTGGAAGCAAGAAGGAAGTCAGCGGTGAAGATAATTATGACGTTGAATACTATCAAGGCTACTTCAAGAACTTTGAAATGTCAGCACCTTCAGATGACAAGGTTGAATTGTCTTATGAAGTCGCTATTGACGGAAATGGTATCTTGCATACTGATAAACTTACTGCTACACAAAAACAAGCAGTTGAAAGCGCACAATACAACTACCACACTCTTGAAAAAGAAACAAACGGCGAAGGTGTCGCAGTTTAATTAAAATAGTGGTATTTAGAAGGGCAATTTATTTGCCCTTTATTTTTTTATTTAAAAGGAGAAAAAACAGATGATTTTAAGAATTGGAGAACGTGACTATACTTTACGCTTTGGACTTGGCTTTTTGCGAGAAATGAACAAGCTACATTCCGCTGAACTTGAGGGTATGAAAACTGGATACGGTGCTATGACACTATTCAACGCTGGACAAGCGCTTAATGATCCAATGGCATTCGTAGATATTATCAAAGCGGGAACAGTTACAGAAAATCACAAACCAAGCAATGAAGCAATTGAAAAATATCTTGAAGATTTGATTTTGAATGACGAATACGACAAGACTATTAAAGAAATTGTGAACGAGTTAAAACAATCTCCCCTTCTCAAAAAAGCTATGAACCTAGTAGAGTAAGGGAAAATCAAGGTTCAGACTTTGGCTATGATGAAGCAATAGCCTTGCTTATAGCAAGACACAACATGACCTTTAAAGAAGCATCACGCACCACGCTTGAAGAATTTGAAATCTATAATACTGCTTATCTTATCCAACAGGAAGATAGACGATATAATTCAGCAATTCAAGCATGGTTTAATCAGACGGTTCAAGCAACTAAAGGGAAAGGCAAAAGCACACGCTCAGCCTTTAAGACGTTTGATGATTTTTACAATCATAAAGACGAGTTTGACAAGATTTTTAGAAAAGATGAAGTCGGACAAGTCAAGCAAAAGAAAATGAGCCTTGCTGATAGAAATAGAAGGCTCAATCAATCTATGAGAGAAAGGGGGTAACTATGGGAACAAATTTTGATGTTACCGCCATACTAAAAGCCAATGTTTCTGATTTTTCAAGTGGCATGAAAGAAGCGCAAGCATCTTTACAAAGCCTTAAACATCAAACCGGCTCAAGTTTAGACAAAATAAGCAATAGTCTTTCAGCGGTTGGTGCTTCTGCAATTAAACTTGGTAGCGGTATGACTGCTACATTGACAGCACCAGTAGTCGCTGGTGTCACTGGTATTGTCAAATCATTTGCTGATTTAGAACAAAGTCTTGGTGGTGTAGAAACGCTATTTAAAGATAACGGTACAAGTGCTATTGGACTTGCTAAAAAATACAACATCACAGCAAAAGAAGCGCAAGCAATGTATGACACAATGGAAGCGAAGGGCGCAAGCGTTCTATCCAATGCCAACAATGCGTTTAAAACGGCTGGTGTATCAGCTAATCAGTATATGCAACAGGTAACTTCATTCTCTGCAACTTTGCTACAAGGTTTAGGCGGAGATACTGAGAAGGCCGCCCAATATGCAGATAAGGCACTTGTTCAAATGGCGGATAACGCAAATAAAATGGGTACTAACATGTCTGACATTCAAAACGCTTATCAAGGTTTTGCAAAAGATAATTATACTATGTTAGATAACCTTAAACTTGGTTATGGTGGTACTGCTGGCGAAATGGCTCGGCTTGTCAATGAGTCAGGCGTTTTGAACGGAGAATTTGAAGCAACAGCGCAAAACGTTAAAGATATTCCATTCCATACGCTTATTGAAGCTATCGGAATTACTCAAGATAGACTAGGAATTACTGGAACTACTGCTAAAGAAGCGAGCGAAACGGTTGCTGGTTCTTTCCAAGCAATGAAGGCATCATTTGAGAACTTGGTAGCTGGTCTAGGACACGGCGAAGCTGATATATACGGCTTGTTTGAAAATCTAAAAGAAACGGTATTGACGTTTAAAGATAACGTTGTAAGAGTATTGCTGACAATATGGGATAACTTACCACTTGAACCGTGGCAGAAATGGGTAGGACTTATCGCAGTATCGGCTGGCCCTGCTTTAATTGCAATAGGTGGAGTGATTTCAGTTATAGGTAAGTTAGTAGGTACTATCAGCTTAATAGCCGGCGCAGTATCTAAGGTTTCAGCTCTATTTTCAGCATTGCAAGGTGGTAGCGGTATTCTAGGAACTATTGCAAGTGCTTTTGGAGCAATCGGCGCACCAGTTCTTGTTGTTATCGCAGTGATAGCAAGTTTGATTGCTATCTTAGTCGGTGTATATAACACAAGTGAAGAATTTAGAAACAAGGTCAATTCAGCATTTGAAGCAGTTAAAACTGCAATTACAAGTGCTATCCAAGAAGCTGTTAGCTTTGTTCAAGATATTTGGGGTACGCTTGTTTCTTGGTGGTCTGAAAACCATGAATTGATTGAGCGTGTAGCTACTAAAGTTTGGAATGCTATTAAAACAGTTGTTGAAACAGTAACTAATTTCTTAGCACCTATGATTGAAAGTGCTTGGAATGCTATTGGCACAACTATTTCAGTTGTTTGGGGATTGATTAAATCCACAATAGGCGCTGGACTTGATTTTATCTTAGGCATTATCAAGGCAGTTATGCAGATCATTGATGGCGACTGGTCGGGTGCCTGGGAAACAATCAAAGAAACAGCAAGTAGGCTTTGGGAAAATATCAAGAGCATTATTCAACAACACTTGGACGGTATCGTTCAAATCTTTAGCGGTATCTTTGAGTTCTTAAAAACTGTTTGGGAAACAGGTTGGAATGCTCTTATTACATTCTTATCGCCAATTTGGGAAGGTATTAAACTAGCAGTTCAATCAGGTATTGAAGCAGTAACTACTTTCTTCCAAACTTCAATGACTGGTATCCAATCAACTTGGGAAAATGTATGGAATACAATAACAGCTTTTATTGGCCCAATTTGGACTGCAATTTATGAAACGATCTATACAACATTAACGACTATTTGGACGTATATTCAAACTACATTTGAAGCAATCAAGTCTATATTTGCGAACGCTTGGGAAATTATTAAAGTTATATTTGCTACAGTATTATTAGTTATTTATGGATTAGTAACTGGCAATTTTGACTTAATCAAACAAGCTATTTCTAACGCTTGGGATATTATCAGCGCAAAAACGAACGAAATTTGGACTACAATTTCAACTTTCTTATCAGGAATTTGGGAAAGTATCAAATCAGCAGTTTCTAGCGCTTGGGAAAGTATCAAATCAGCTATTTCAACGGCACTTGAAGTGACTAAAAACACTATTCAGAATATATGGAATAGTATTGTTTCATTCTTGACTGGAACACTTGAAAATATCAAGAATGGAATAACTAATTCTTGGGAAACTATCAAATCAAGCATTTCAACAGCGGTTGAAAATATTAAAAACACAGTTACGAACGGCTGGAACAATCTAGTCAGCACAATAACGAACGCTGGCCCTCGTATTGTATCAGCGGTAAGAAGTGGATTTGATAATGCAGTAGCATCTGCTAGAAACTTTATCGGTCAAGCTGTAAACGTAGGACACAATCTAATTATGGGATTTGTGAACGGGGTTAGAAATGCCGCTGGTGCTTTGATCAACTCAGTTACAAGCGCTGTAAGTGGCGCTATCAATGGTGCTAAACGATTACTTGGTATTCATTCACCTTCACGAGTATTCAGACAGTTTGGTATCTATACAGATGAAGGTTTTGTAATCGGTGTAAACAGTAAAGCTGGCGCAGTTGTAAAATCAGTCGGAAACATGGCACAAGGGGCAATAGATGCCTTTACTGGTAAAGACTTAGCTGGCAACCTACAAAGTGAACTAGGCGCAGTAGATGGCGAATTAGGGCGCTTGTCAGGATATAATACATCTGTTGACTTTAACAGTGGCACAATCACAGTTGGACAACAATCCGCTGATATTGTACTAAAAATGGGTAACACGACTTATAGAGCGTTTACCGAAGACATAACAAGCGCTCAAGAAATGGAATTGACCTTGGCTAATTATTAGAAAGGAGAAAGCTATGTACGGATATTCAAAACTAGAAAAACATAACGAGAACGTGGCTTTCGAGCCAAGCGATAACATGACAATAAACAGTATTCAAATACATCAAGTAGTAGAGGGATACAGACAGTTGACGGTTAGCGGTAGAGGTCTAGTAGGCCAATCCGTCAAAACTACTTCTATTGCTGGACGGCGTGGCGTTTGGGTTGAAAGTATTTCAGAACCTGAACGAGTGTTAGAAATCAAGTATCAGTTGACTGCTGAAACAACTACTGAACTACGAACAAAATTCAATCGTTTAAATGATTTTTTACGTTCAGTTTCAGATGAACACAAAATGTTAGAAGTTTCATTCAAGGATGAACCTGATTATATTTACTACGCTATTTTTAACGGCGCAGATGCTATCGAAGAAAACGCACTAACTATTGTTAGTCGTTTTTCTTTGCTAGTTCCTGATGGTTTTAAAAAGAAAAGAGTTCAGACTTCAACAGGTCAAATCAGGCTACAAGATGCAAAGACTGTAACGCCCGTATCTATTACGGTTACAACAACCAAGCCAACAAATGAAGTAAAAATCACGAATGACAGACAGACAATTTCATTTACTGGTATTTACGAGGGTGCAAAAGATATTGTAATTGAGTTCAATCAAGATGAAGTGAAGGCTACTTATAAAAACCGTAGTATTTTAAGTGAGCTTGATTTGTTTAGCGATTTAGAAAATTTCAAAATTAGAAACTTTGATAATATCACGGCTACAAATGCGACAGTAAAAGAAGTAGTTTGGAGAGATGAAAGACTATGATATATTTATTTGATAAAGACGAGAAACTAATAAAAATCGTTAAAAAAGAAGCTATCAAGACTGCTCTCCAAAAGTTCGCTTTAACTACTGAGAAATACGTATCTGATAGGCTCACGGTTGAGATGAAAGAGTTGAGCAAGAAAGAATTTGATGCAGTAGAGTATATGGCTATTCAGTCAATCGAAGATGCGCATACTTTTCATTATTTCTATATTGCTCAAAAATTCTCTGAAAATCTTACTACTCTAATCGGTGTTCAGTCAGGTATTGAAGAATTAAGAAAATCCGTTGTTTTAGATAAACGTCCACATAATACGTTTGCTAGACCTATTATTAACGAACTGCTTGCTGGTACTAACTGGCAAGCACGTTTTGTTAGTGAAACAAGTCAACGATCAACAAACTTTTACTACATTTCAACATTTGAAGCTTTGAAAAAGGTTTGTCAAGTTTGGAATTTAGAAATGCAGTTCTTTGTTGAAGTAAACGGCAATAAAATAGGCGCACGTTATATTGATTTTAAAGAGAAAATCGGAGAAGCGACTGGCAAGCGTGTAGTTTATGGACATAATGCACTACAAATCTTGCAAGAGGTAGAGCGTACTAATCTATTTACCGCTCTAATTGGACGTGGTAAAGGCGAGGAAATCAGCGCACCAAGTGAAGGGAATACTACTGGCAGTTACGGGCGCAGAATTACATTTGAGGATGTCGTTTGGGAAGTTAAAAAAGGCAATCCAGTAGATAAACCAAAAGGTCAGAAATATGTTGAACTTCCTGAAATGACGAAGCGTTACGGTATCAAGAACGCAGACGGTTCAATGCGTGCAAAAGTAGGTTTTGCAGTTTTTGAAGATGAAGAAGATAAAAACGCATTGATTAAGCGTACTTATGATGAACTAGTGAGCGCATCAAGACCACAGTTGACGTTGAAAACTTCAACCGTTTATCTGAAAGGCGTTAAAATCGGCGATACTATCCGAGTAGTACGTCATGATAAGAAGCTAGATTATGATACCCGTATTTTTGAAATTACGTTTAACCGCTTAAATAATGAGTCAAGCGACATTAAATTAGGCGATAGAATTTCAGAAAGCAATGAAGCTAAAATCCAAAATATCGCTAGTCAGAAAGTAGATGAACTTGTTTCAAGTGGATTTAATAATATCATCTCTAAACTCCCTGAATTTCTTCCAAGTGCTGACGGTTTCAACAATAACTGGTACGGTAAGGACGACCCAACAAAGAAATATGTCGGCAAAGTGCTAGTCAATGATATATGGTTCAAGCCTGACCCTGAACACGAAGGGCAAACAATTCTATTGCGTTGGACAGGCGAAGTTTGGCAAGAAATCATTAGAAGTAATAGCAAGCAAGAGATTATTGATGAAATTGAACGTCAGTTTGGAAATCTTGACAATTCAGCATTAGAGGAAGTCAAACGCAAAAGTGAAGAAGCCCTAAAAAAAGCCGGCACAAGTGAAGATTTAGCAAAAGAAGCTAAAAAAATCGCAGACGAGAACGTTAAAAATTTAAACACATTTAAGGCAACGGCAGAACGAGCACAAACACAATTAAATCAAGATGTTACGAATTTTAAAAATGAATATGGCTCTAAAATGCTTGAAGTCAGTCAAACAACAGACGGCATAAAAACGAAAATTGGAGAAATAACATCATTCATTGATAAGGACGGTCAACGTCAAGAAGAATTGAAGCGATACGCTAGAGAAGAAACGGTCAAGCAAACGAGCGTTATTCGTGAAACTTTATCACAAGATTTTGTTGCTAAAAGTACCTATCTTGAAAATGTCGAGGGTACAAGACAACGTTTTGAAGCACTCACAAGAGACAATGAAGCTAAATTGGCAGAATACAAGCAAGGCATAGACGGACGTATTGCAGACATCACAAGCCAAGTTGCTGGTAAAGTCAATGAAGTGGACTTCCAACGTGTAAGAGAAACGAGTCAATTATATGAGCGTATTTTAGGTACGAACGACTCAAACGTTAGCACAAACATAGCAAGAATGGCATTAACGTCTGACTTGTTCAATGTTGAAGTAGGCAAAAAATTTAGCAATCTTACTAATCTATTTTATGCACCTACAAAAATTCCTAAGTATATTTCGTCAGTGACAACAGACAAGCACTTAGAACGTGTTAGTTTTGGGGATCATGACGGGATAAGAATTAATTATACCGACTCTATGAAGGGTTGGTTAGGGGTTCGTTTTCCACTTACTAAAAAGTTTGTGAAGCAAGGCGAAAGCCTTGGTTATCGTATTGAAATTTCAGTAGATAAAGTTCCTAAAGACGGTAGAGTTTTAATTCAGTTGTTGGATAACACTACGAGTCTTGGGATGTACTACAACTCTCAAATACTACTTACCAAAACTGGCAATCAGGTATTTACTGGTTACTTGGATATTCCAAGAACGGGCGAGCTGAATGAGTACTCTATCAGATTTACTCTTACAACTCCCGGAAATATCATTATCCACAAGCCAATGGTTATTGACAAGCGTTTAATTCCCGAGGATTTCGTAGATAGTACCGATTACAACAGCGAATACACAAGAACTACAATGTCTATTTTAAAAGATAGCTTCGCAGTCAAAACGCTTAATAGTAACGGCGACGTTTTAAGCGCTTTGAATTTAGCGACGGGTGGGGCTAGTTTGCAAGTAGGAAAGAATAAGTTAGTAGTCACACCTGAGACTACGTACATTGCAGACGGTACTATTAAGAAAGCTATGATTGGTGACGCTCAAATTGGCACGGCGCATATCGGAGAGATTGACGCAAGTAAAGCTAATATTATCAATATTTCCGCAAAGAATGTTGTCATGGACTCAGCAATGGCTAATAAGATGGTATCGAGCGACATATTCACGGATGCTTTAGCTGCTAAAACTGCATTTATCAATAAACTAAGGTCATCAGTTGTCACTGCAGACTTGCTTGAAGCTTTCAAAGGCCGTATTGGTGGCTTCCAAATTGGTACTCACGAAAAAGACCCAAACACTTACTGGTTAACTGGTACTAACCAATTTGATGTTGGGATGAGTAACGGTAGCTCTAGATGGGGTCAAACAGCCCTTTGGGTCAACTGGGGAGACAACTGGGATAAACCAAAGGAATATGCTTGGTTTGTGAAACGGACGGGAGAAATGTTCTGTTATAACAAGGCACAATTCTGGAATACTCCTATTATTCACGGAGACTTACAAGTAACGGGTAGTATTTTCTACAACAATCCAAGTTCAGGAAAATCTGGTTACTGGATGCACTCTGAAACGTTTACAAAAGTTCAGGAGAATGCAGGATATGCCTATCTCTATAGACGATCAGGAAGCTATGCTTGGGTAGCCTTGAATAAAGACGTTTCAGACAGAAGATATAAACATAATATCGAAGATAGTAAGGTATCAGCTCTGGAAGTTATCAACCGTCTTAAAACATACAGTTATCGCAAAGAATATGATGGGAAAATCGAAGATATTTCATGCGGTATCATGGCTCAAGATGTCCAGAAATACGCTCCTGAAGCGTTTTATGAAAATCCAGATGGCGCTTATTCATATAACACATTCGTACTCGTACCTTATTTAATTAAGGCTATTCAAGAACTTAATCAGAAATTGGAGAAAATAAATGAAGGAAGAAATTAATCAACTAATCATCCGAAATTTAAGCGATGATGTCGGAATGAAGGCAAGTGATTCAGCGACATATAAAGCTCTTTATGAAATCACACAAAAACAACTCAATGAAATTTTAAATCTCATTGAGTCGAACGAAGAACTAAAATCAAAATTTGAAGAACTGAAAGGACAAATGACAAATGGCAATTAACAACTACACACTCGCAACTAAACCTTATATTCGCGGCTTCGGAGAAAAAACGACAACCGTTGTGGAAATTCGTTTACAAGACGGAAACCGTTACAGCACCAACCAACGTGAACTTGTTGGAGACCGCACTCAAGATAATGAAGAAACACTTATTCAAGCAGTTTTGAATATCATTAAGGCTGAATTAGATCCAGGAAGTGCAATCGTCCAAGCTCAATCTAAAATCGAGCAAGCTGAACAGAAGCTCGCTCAGACTGAAAATAAGCAGAATGAGTTACTTGAAATCACTGAGAAGATCAATAAGGTAGTTCGTGTGATGGCTCAAGATTCTATCATGGGCGAGAAAATCGCTTATGGTACTACTTATAAGGAACTCGTTGAACTATTCCCGCTTGTTAAGAATGGCAAGAGTTATTCTCCGGGTGAAATGTTTGCGATTGAAGATCCAGAACACACTGAAATCAACGGAGAAGGGAAACGCATCTTGATTCAGACTAACCAGCAATTCATTTACCAAGGTGAATCACTCAAACAACTTGAAGGATCACCATCACAAAATGGAATTCTTGCAGTTTGGAAGTGGGAAGTACCTACCAAGCCGTCAAGTGAACTAGATACACAACCCGTTCAATAGACCACTATTTTAGAAAAGGGGTGGTTTAATTGGAATTTATAACTTTACTAGATAAACTCACGCCCGTTTTAATTGTGATTATTCCGAGTTATTTCTCGTTCAAAAGTACGCAGAATACAAAAGAAACTGAAAAACAAATCAACGTTCTTACGGATAAAATCGGGGATCTTGAAAAATCAGTTCACGCAGTCGAGGAAATCGGGAAAGATAACAATAAAAATCTTTCGCTAATCGGAAAAGGCTTGCAACGGCTACAACGCTTTCGATTGCAAGAAAACTTTAAAAAAGCAATACGACGTGGAAATACAAGTCAACATGAAATCGAAGAACTTTCAAGACTTTATGAAAGCTACGTTGAATTAGGCGGAAACGGTGCTATCAAAATATTGTTTGAGAAATTTCTCAAACTAGAAATCAAAGAGGAAAATGATGATGAATAAAATTAACTGGTCAGTACGACTTAAAAATAAAAACTTTTGGCTTGCCTTAGTACCAGCTTTGGCACTACTTGCACAAGCATTTGCGAATATCTTTAATTTTTCACTAGAGTTTGGCGACACAGTTGATAAAATTCTAGTGTTTATCAATGTTTTATTTGCGTTTCTTGTATTGGTTGGTGTTGTCAATGATCCGACAACCGCCGGACTTTCAGATAGTGAAAGAGCGTTAACTTATACAGAACCTAAGAAAGACTAGATAGGGAAGCCGTAAGGCTTCCTTTTAATTTTAAAATGAAAGGGGGCAACCTTTGAAGAAAGTTATTAAACGACAAACTGGCGTCTGCGTTGACGTTCGGGACGGCTTAAATAAAGTCAAAGAAGAATTTTATAGTCATGACAAGAACAACGCTTATATCGAATTAAGGTTAAACGGTCTAAACGCTGAAAAAGTTATCGTTTTATTCAAATTTAAAACAACTAATCGGCTTTTGGAAGTTGCGGGAACAGTCGAAAACAACCTTGTATCTATTCCATTCGATACTAGCTTAATCACGACAGATGAAATCGTGGACGGGTTCGTTTATGCTGAGAAAATCGTACAATCAGCGGACATTCTAAAATTCTCGTTTGGGGTTCGTGTATCTGAAATTGATAAACATAGCGAATTACCCGTTATCGAGAAAGAAACTAAAAGAATTGTCGCTGTAACTGATATTGTTACACTAGCAGAACTAGAAGAAGCGGTTAAAAAAATTCATGTCGAAGGCTCAACGTATGACGATAGCAATATTCGTACCGAAATAAGCCGTATTTTAGCTGATATTGAAGCCTTAAAGACAAAAGCGGATAAAGATACCATCTATGACGATAGCGCTTTAAAGCAACGTCTAACGGCGTTAGAAAACAAGCCCGAAATTAACACAAGCGGTTTTGCTACGAAAGAAGAACTACGCAATATCTCACTAACTCCCGGACCAAAAGGGGATAAAGGGGAAACTGGCGAACGTGGACCAATCGGACCACAAGGTTTACAAGGTATTCAAGGACTAACTGGACCTAAAGGTGACGCTGGTGAGCGTGGTCCTCAAGGCGATACTGGACCTAAAGGAGCGGACGGGATTCAAGGACCTACCGGACCTATTGGCCCTCAAGGCTTGCAAGGCGAACGAGGGCGAGATGGAGAAACTGGACCACGGGGTGAACGTGGGGAACGTGGGGAACAAGGACCAATCGGACAGACTGGCCCCGCTGGACCTACTGGCCCTCAAGGACCTATTGGTTTAACTGGTCCTAAAGGTGAGAATGGCCGTGACGGCGTGGGTATTCCTCAAAGACTGACTTTATCCGGAAACACGCTTATTTTGTCTGACGGGGGCGGTAGTGTTAACTTACCAACACAAACAGCTACAAACACGCCCGCTGGACAAGTAAACCAATACGAAATTCACGGGACTGGTATGCCAAACAGAAAGGTTACTGCTCCGGTCGGGACGACATACGTCGATACGGCGGTTACAAACGGTGCTTTGAAGTGGATAAAGCGAACTGGAAATGGTAACGAAGGCTGGGAGGTCTTAACTGGTGATACTGGCTGGCGTACTTTGAATATTCAGTCGAAACTAGGTTCTTCATTTTTGAAAGTTCGCAGAAAAAATGATACAGTCATGTATCAATTCGGTGGGCTAAGTTGGGGTTGGTTCGGTGTCGTGCGTAGAGGCGGTCAGGGATATAGCCCCCAGGGTAGCGACAAGGAAAGAAATTGCTACATTTTAGGTTTGAGCGGTGTTCCTTACGGCTTTCGCTCTGAGTCTTCTTTAATTGGTGGTATTTACAACGACAAAGGCACACCTTACGGTACGTGGTATCTCGGAGGCTATGGAGATAGCAATATGCTACGCTTCCAATTTACTGACCCCGTACCTACTGACCGAGATATTGGCGACATCCGTGTCAGCTCTATCTCATATTTAACAAGTGAACCGTGGCCAACGACATTGCCATAAATGAAAGGAAATTAAAAATGGTAGAAATTGACAAAAGCAGACTAAGAACGAATCTTCCACAAGTAGGAATTCAACCATATCGTCAGATTCATGCTCACTCAACGGGCAATCGCAATTCAACAGCACAAAACGAAGCAGATTATCATTATCGCAAAGACGCAGAACTTGGCTTTTTCTCTCACGTTGTGGGAAATGGCCGAATTATGCAGACGTGGCTTACTGACCGCGGAGCGTGGGACGTGGGCGGTGGCTGGAACGTCGAAGGATACGGACACGTTGAATTGATTGAAAGCCATGCTACAAAAGAAGAATTCATGCGTGATTATGCGTTATACGTTAAATTATTGCGTGACTTAGCAGATGAAGCGGGAATTCCTAAAACGCTTGATTCTGACAGTTTAGCCGGAATTAAGACTCACGAATACTGTACTTATAATCAACCACGAAATGCAAGCGATCACGTTGATCCGTATCCATACCTTGCGAAGTGGGGAATTAGTCGCGAACAATTCAAGAAGGATATTGAAGGCGGAGTGAATACCGAAGCCGGTTGGCGACAAAATGAATACGGCTGGTGGTGGGAAGAAGCGGATGGCTCATTCCCTAAAAAATGCTGGAAGAAAATCAATAATGAATGGTTCAGATTCGATGAACGTGGTTATTGTTTAATCAATCGTTGGTTCTATGACGGCAAGTATTGGTTCTATCTTGATAAGCGTGGTGCAACCGTGACGGGTTGGAATTTCATCAACCATCGTTGGTATTTCTTCGACAAAGACGGCTATATGGTTACTGGTTGGGTAAAATATCGTGAAACATGGTACTATCTATCAGAACAAAACGGGGAAATGCTATCCAAACAATTCGTGAAACACGGTGATGGCTGGTATTATCTAAAAGCAAACGGGGAACTCCACGAACAACCAGCTTTTAAAGTCGAACCGGACGGGTTAGTTACTTTAATTGATCCGGAGAAAATCGAAGAAAAAGAAAAATAAAAAAGAAAGAACGAATTAATTATACCTATGAACCGCTGGCTTATGCTGGCGGTTTTTTTGTTTGTTTAAAATGTATTTTGGTCTAACTAATCATGATTGGACGTTTAACGTCTACACCAGAATTGCACAAAACCAACAATGACAAGT